TTGTAGCATCATTGGTGGTTAAGTTATTGGCGAGTTGCACCAAGCCCTTTTGGGTTGGGCTGGCATCTTGAGCCGTGTATTTACTGTTAGCTAAATCATAAGCCGTTTTGACCGCTTGCGACGATGCCACTGTAGTTTGAGATGTTGAATTGACAGCGTTACTGATATCCGTTTTATTGACTTTTTGATTGAGTGCATTCGTTGTACTAAGTTGCAACTGTGCCACAGACTGAGCAATAGCTTTACCTGCTTTTGCGGTTAATGCCAGTGACTCAGAGTCTAGTCCTGTGTCGTTGGTGAGTTGAACAAGTCCTTTGGTTGTGGTACTTGCGAGATCAATCTCGTGAGTATGCCCTGTACTGTCAGCGATGTTGCGAGTGGTTGCTGTCAGTTTTTTAGGCATCAGTTTTTGTCCTGCAGCTTCAAGGACTTGTTTTAAATATAAGGTACGATTAGCAAGATGCTTAAGGGGCTTGTTAGTCACTCCTTTCACACCACCAAGCACAGGATCGTCTTCTTCAATTTGATAGACTTCTCTTTCCCATTTCGCTATTTCGTTTAAGCCTGCCATTTCTATTTTTGTCCTTTGTTGAATTAATTTGAACCGTGGTTATATTTGCCGTTATAACGAGCCTTACTGTTATACCTGATCGGTACAGATTTATAATCAAGTACTGCCAATAAACATCTTGCGGGAGCAAAATTTCTCAAAACCTTACGAATGTTTACTGCTTGATCATTAGTGACAGGTTCTCTTAAGCGAATAGCATAATGAGCCCAACGTTCATCTGCTGGGATATTCACGACCTTAGAATTTTCATAAATTCTGTCCTTCAGCCCTTCATCTATTTCAATTTCCCCAAAACCTAGCGAACGTAATACATCTCGAATTGCCTTAGGTGTGCCTTTTCTACGGTGTAATTCAATCGCATTGCGAATTAGAGCCTGCTTAGAGTCGTTATCTTCTGCAATAAATTCACCGTCATAGCCTGTGACACTCCATTTCTCTGCCAACAGTGGAATAAATTCATCACCTAATAACTCCACAATCGTTGTCATAATTTGAGCGTGGTTTAAATGATCTAACTGATTGCTCAAATTCGCTAAAGCCACATATTTAGGGTCATTTACAATGATGTCGGGGTACACTAACTTAGCCATTACTGCGTTCCTCTTTTACTTCGATTCGCAATGCAGTACAGTTTGCCCATTCATTTTCAGCAATGATTGTTTTTGTCGGTGAAATTAAATTCACATCATATACGCCATCAACACGCAATACCGAAATAATGGCACTCGGTACAATATCCATACCGAGCTTTTTAGTTTTATCTGAAAGATATAACTGCATTGCATCACGAGCCTTGGTTTTCACAATATCTTCACGATAACCATCAAGTAAAATCAATTCTGCTTGAATTTGATAATCTCGTTTGGTCGGAGCAATCACTTCAACGGTATCGCACAATGGGCGTAGTTTCTCTGCACTAACATATTTTTTAATGTCGTTTAATAAACGTGTATCGGGTAAGCCTGTTTTAGTTAATACTGTGATACGAACAAGCCCACCTTTAGGGGTGGCAATATTGACATCGGCAATATCTTGCGACACCGCTCTAACATGGTAGTCATAAGCAGCAATAGAGCCACAAGAACTAAATGCTTCAGGTGCTGCAAGAATCCGCTTGCGGTAGTCATCGTCGTTTTCTTCAACTAAACCACCACTAGGTCTATCAATATTAGTGACTTCAAGTGTGGCGGTCGTATTAAGTGATGTTCTGAGATTTTTAATCCGACCAATTTCCCATTCATTACCAATCAGCCCTTTCTTATTACATTCTGCTTCAATTTCAACGTAAGAAATCAAAGGTGTAATCACATCATCATTTAGCGTAATAAAATACAGATCATCAGTAATAGCAACTTGAGTCCCTTTAGGAATTAAAATAGACGAGTGTTCACCTTGTACACTAAATCGCAGAACACAACGAGCCGATTTGTCTTTTAAGCGATAACAACCTAATGTTTCACCACACAAATCCAACGCAATCCCCGTTGCCGTTTGCGGAAAGGTTTGACGAAATGCTTCGTTAATCCCTTTACGCACCAACATTTCACGAAAGGCATAAACGTTGATAATCAAGCGTTCAATATGAGCAGGTTGTAATACTTTGCCTGTATCTTGTTCATATTTTGCGATAGTCTCAGCAAGAATCTGCTTAACATCTTCAGGCACAACGGTAATGTCATAACGACTATTTATTTCCATAATCAAACTCCGTTGCATAAATTTGACGTTCAATATCTTCAGCAACGCACCATTTCACATTAAAGAAAAAATGCGGTGCTTCACCACTAATTTGCACTTCTTGTACTACCACTCGTTTTTCCCATTTATCAATCGCCACAAAAATTTCCCGAACCATATTTGGCACGGCAATATCGAAGGGTTGATCAATATATTCAAAATGATTTGAGCCAAAGTCAGGGCGTAATACATCGCTCCCTTTACGAGTAGAAAGGATGTTAATAATGCACTGGTGTAAATCATCTTCCCCCTGAATGCTCTCAACGCCTTCAGGGGCAATTTGCCAATGTGTATGTTGAAGTGTATGTGTATTCATAGCCGTGAGTGTAACGGCTATGATGAAGATGGGCTTTTAAACTACTTTAAAGATTGACTAGGCTTTAGGGGTGCCTGATGTTTTATTACCACTTTCCACCCCAGTATGCACGTGAGAACCGAGCGAAACAGTGCCTTGTTTTACACTTGGCGCAGAGACTTCGGTCGCAGAGGTAATTGCACCCGTGGCGTGTAAACTGCCATTAACAACCGTATCACCGTTGATTTCAGTCGGGGCATTCACCACTGCCTGAGCAGCGGTGACGGTGACTGTACCGCTGGTTTTAACAATCACATTGCCAGAGCTTCGGTCGTGAGAAATTTCCGTGCCATTTTTGAATTTATGTAACCAGATTTCACTATCTGTAACAGGTGTTGGATCTTCACTATTATAAATCGCCCCAAGAACATACCCACCTTCGCCCCTTGCATCTAAAATCATCGCCACCAATTCACCCACGTCTGGCAACCCGTAAAACTGATTACCGCCTGCATTGATGGTAAAAAATGGCAACCACGCAGTTTCAAAATCTTCCAACGTTGGAATTTTGACTTTGACACGGTGATTTTTAGGATCGACTTGACTCACAAAACCTTCTTGATAAGTTGCCCCAAAGTTATGGGTAACGACAGCTTTCTTCATTTGCAAAATTCCTGTTAAATCAGACCGCTTGCGGTCGGTAAATCTTCAATAAATTCCAACATTCGAACATCAAGATCGGTTACATAGCCCTGATTTTTGGTGTAGCTATGACGAGCGGATTTAATTAAATATTTGCCACTAAACATTCCAAAGCCTGTCAATAACACTGTATTACCTGCGACTAACTTAGGATTGCCAATCACCTGAATATTACCTGCTTGTTGGTCATCATTCTGTTCAGCCAGAGCTGCATCTGCACGAGCTTTTATCTGCTCTTGGCTTTCACCACGAGTCACAATTTTCAAGGTATCTGCATTACTGGCTTTAGATTGCTTTTTCGTGGGGCGTTTAGGCTTACTGCTTTTTTCAGATTTCACCGTTTTTTTACTATCTGCATTCAATCCCACCGCTTCAACCTTTTGCACTGCATCTTTAATACGATCTCGAAGCCGTAGCGACAGCACTTGCGAAAAATCCAATACTGTCACAGGTGGACGATTTTCAAGGCTCTCCATTGTGGTGAACACTAAGGTTTTACCCACAATCTTAAAACTGTGATGGTATTCGTGGGCAAGGCGAGTTAAAAACTCGACATCTCGTTCCTGATACTGCGTAACCCGTTTTATTGGGATATGGGCGACTGTTCCCGTAACATTGAGTTTCAAATTTTTTGCAACTTTTCGCACAATGTCCGCAAGGGTGGTATTCTCATAGGCTCTTGGCTTTAATGTACGGTTAGATTTACTAATCCCTGTTGCCAAGGCTCGTAGAGTCACCACCGAACCACTGCCTTTGACTTTTGACCAATCAATTTCGTCTAACTCGAACGAACCTAAATCGACTAACGACTCGCCCAAATACCCTAAATGCAGTTTCAGTTCGTCGCCTTGAGTCGGAAACCAAGAGCCAATCCATTTCTGCTCAATATCTTCAAAGGTGACTTGTAGCTCATCAGATTGGTCACTTAAATAATCCGTATAAGTTAGACTAATCAAATGGGGCTTGATGTTATGTGTAATGACCGTTTTGCCGTAAAACAGCTCAAAGGTAGGCGTTTGTACTTGCATTGCTTACTCCTGCATCCAAGGTGGAAGATCTGCCTGTGACGTGGCTTTGACCGCAATCACAGGCACAAACAATGTCTGTCCCATCGGTAATACTTCACAAAACGGAATATGGGGATTGGCATCGATTAAACGGCTTATTTCACCCACATCGCCGTAATAGCGATAAGCAAGTAAATCCCAGCGTTCACCTGCCTTAATTTGATGTTCGATTACGCTACCCATCAACATTCTCCTTCAGCTGTGGCGTATCACTGCGTAAAGCAATCCAAGCGGTTAGATGTGCCGCAGGTTTTGCTATTGATTGAGCAATTTCATCAGCTTCATCAATCGCCTTCACACCCTGATCAAACCACGCCCCCAAATTATTCTGCCCCAAACCTCGACTAAATTCAGTTTGAGCGGTACGCAAGGTTTCACTCAGTTCAGCCAAGCCATTTAAAAACGGCATAGCCCCTGTTATCCCTTGTGTAAGTATGCCAAAGCTATGACCAAGCCCCACCATCTCAGCCAAATCTTGAGTAGATGCACCTAAGCTACCCAATAAAGTAGGCAGTTGTGTTAAGGCTTCTAAAGGGTTATGGGCTAAAGCACGCACAACGGCTACTCTATTGCGGACATCATCAATCGCCTGCCGTGCTTGGCGATATACTTGCACCCCTTTATTGACTAACTGAGCCGTTTTACTGACAAATTGGGTCAGCTCTTTCGGCAAAATAGACGCAAGGGGAGATAATCCACCAATCGACAACGCAGAACCCAACAAGCCCTGACTGGTATTGCCAACAAATTCACGCAAGCTCACAGACACTTCACGGGCAAGGGCGTTGCCTTTGGCATCACTGAATAGGACAGAGCTACTCAAATCTGTAATCACAAAATGCCCTTTGAACCGTGAAAAACCTAACACAAGAGCAAGGGCTTCCTGTTTCTCTTTTGCAGTAACTAACGCTTGATAGCGTTGTTCTACAGGGGCAAGCTGATGATGTAACTTCAGTTGCAAGGTAATATCGGTAAGATTATCGCCCATTGCCTGCAGTTTCGGCTTACCTGATAACACAGCGTGTTCTGCAAAGGTTGCCGAACGACGTTCATCAAAGGCTGAAGGGGCAGTTAATAAATCAAAGGCAATATTGCCAAGTAATGCGTAATTTGCCATTAGTAAGCTCTCCGTCCAAATTGGTCGTTTACTCGATTAAGCAGTTGCTCCAAACCGTATAACATTGCAGGGTCATTTAACGCTTGCAATAACTGTTCTTTTAAATCAGGGGCAGGGGCTGAACCTGAGATCGTGATATTAGGGCTAAAATGCACCGTAATCCCTTGATTATGGGTTGTTGCTGTATTGGAGACTTCATTTCTGTTTAAGGGTTGATAATCCGCAAACAAACCGCCGTCTTTTGCTTGGGGATTAAAGGACGGCGTGCGTAAATCCGTAGGTTGATTTAAGCCCAATAGATTGCCGACCATATTCGCCCCGAATTGAATATCGTCCCATAAACTACCAAAGAAGCCTTTTTCCTTGATTAAGGTTGGTTTAAATATCGTTTCAACCGTATTTAAAACAGGCTCAAATGTCACCGCATTGGAAAGATGTTGACTGGCTTCAGTCGCAAGGGGTTGAGCCTTATCCATACCAATCACTAAGCCTTCCACTACATTGACACCGTAGCCTTTAAATACACGGCTAGGGGAATGGATCCCTAATTTTTCTGCAAACCAACCTTTAATACCATTGCCTAATTCACTAACTTTTTCTTTAGCTAAATTCCACGCATTGCTGATACCATTGACTAAACCGTCAATGATGTTTTTACCAAAATTGCTAAATTTTGCAGGTAAATCAATCCCAAACCAATTTAATACTGAAGTAAAAATCGTAGTGAATAGAGCTAGAGGATTAAAAGAAAGGATAATGTTACCAAGAGCAGAAAAGTTACCACTAAATAAACTCTTGAGATTTTCCCATAAGCCTGAAAACCAGTTACTTATCCCACCCCATACAGACGACCAAATTCCTGAAATACCATTCCAAAGATTACTGACAAACTGACTGAAATTATCAAAATAAGGCTTAATAGTTGTCCATAGATTAAGGAAAAAACCTTTAATGGGTTCCCAATACTGATAAATAAAAAGGGCAGCAGTTGCAATTCCCATTACTGCTAGTCCTATAGGGTTAGTTAATAGAGCTCTAGATAACCAAACTACTGCTGTTTTTGCTTTAGCAAAGGCTGTTCCCAACATAGATACTGATGTGGCAGCACCACCGAAACGAGCTAATCTAATCATATTGAAGACTGAATTTACTTTTGCACCAAACACAGCAATCGCTTTAAATGGGCTCATAAATAGATTAAACCCATAAGTAGCAGCAAGTATTCCCATTTTGATACCAACAAAACCACCAACAATACCAATACTTGTTTTAATAAGTCCTTTATTTTTCTCAATCCAAGGAGTTAAGGTATTTTCAATAAATGCTTGAGCAACATTGGCAAACTCTTTAATATCTTGAGCAAAGGCTGAACCAAAAGTACCAACAGCACTTTCCCAAACACCACCTAATTGTTCTAAAGCAGCTCCCAGTGTCGCTGTTTTCTGGTTAATACGCTCTTGAAGGCTTGCTTGCTCTCGCATTTTTGTGAGCATTTCTTCCAGACCTTTTTTACCTTTTTGAGCAAGAATATCTGCAAGTCGCCCACCTTCAATACCAAAAAGCTCATTAGCTACTAAATCAACGCCCTTATCTCCATACTTCGCTCGGATTTTTTCAAATTTCTCCATTTCAGAGAGCATACCTTCAATGCCTTTGAATTTACCCTTCTTATCCCAAAAGTTAAATTCAATCCCAACGGAATCAAGCATTTCTCTTGCCTCTGCTTTCATTCCCTTTTTGGCTTGACGTAACATCTCAGGACCTTTATTCATTCGGGTTAGCATCATATTAAACCCAGTTCCAAATGTAGAACCTTCTAGCCCCCTTTGTCCTGCTAGGGCTTCTATTGCAAGCACTTTTTCCGTATTATCTGCCCCAGTTAATCCTAGAGAGTTTAGTTTAGGGGCATAATATTTCATTGATTCATACATTTGTTCTTTGCTTAAACCACCAGCAAACATAGCTCGCTGTAAATAGTCGGCTGCAGAACCAAGTTCATTTTCTTTTAATCCGTGTGATTCAATAAATTTTGCAAGAAATTCACCTCCAGCAAACTGATCCATATCTAATAGCACGTTAAGTTCTGCAGAAGTTTTTAGAGCCCCACCTAACAAAACTTGGTCAGAGATCCCTTGTTTTTTCAATGCTTGAGCTAGGTTATAAAAATCTTTTCTTGTCCCTGGCAAATCTCGCCCCAAATCGCCAGCAATTTTGCTTATTTCATTAAACTGACCAAATGTCCCGTCTGCTTTCATCATTGCAATTTTAAGATTATTTTGTGACTCTTCTTGGTCAATATATGTCTTAATAGATGACCAAACAGGCATCCCCATTGCCATAGCGTGAGCACCAGTTTCAAAAAATTGTCCTCTAATTTCTTGACGTTTTTCAGAGTGTTTTTTTTTGAGCTGAAAGAGCTTGATTTAATTTAATCTGGCTCTTTTCTGCTTTTTTAATTGCTTCACCCAGTTGGTCATAGCGTTTTTTTAATGTGCCAACATCGCGACTTGAATCAGAAAATGCTCGACTTATTGTTCTTCCTAACCGCTGTTGTTGTCTTTCTGCAATACTAATTCGAGTGTTTAAATTGGTGATATGTTTGGTTACTTCTCCGAAAGCTGAACCCACACCTCGAAGAGTAGCTCCAATTACTAAACCTATTGCTAATTCATTTGCCATTTCAGTTATCCTGTGTAAAAATTGGACTTAAATAGGAGGAAGTATGAAAACATTTGAAAATGTGACAAAAGCCGTTATTGCGGTAGGAATGATTGCATTTACAGGTTGGATTATCATTTCACTTTATATTCCAGCGCTTTCTTACCTACATAGCGATATGGGATTGCTCGCTTTGATATTGGGTTTTGTCGTTGCAACGCTTTTTACAGTGCTAGTTTGGGGATTCGTTGGTATGGGCTTCTCTTATATTCTAACAGCATTTGGGGTTATCCTAGGAGCAATCATAGAGGGTATTTCTACCCTCATTGAGCATCATAAACGGGTATAACCTGCTTTCTTTTGACGGTTGGCTTGTTTTAGCCAATCGTTCACTTCAGTAATTTTCATTCTGTCTAAATCATTAAGATTTAACCCAAACCACCAAACCAAATCAGCAAGAATGCTATTCAGTGTTTCCGTCTGAACCATCTTCCCCGAAAAGAAATTTTTGTACTTTGACGTAGTCCTTCCATTTCATTTTATCCATATCTTCGACTACTAAATTACAACAACGAGCAGCAACAATCGTTTCACGATCTACATTATTGTTTCCTTGCTGAGCTGCAATACGAAAATCTCGTACTTCAGGTTCACGCAATTCTAGTGTTTCAATCGTTGAACCATCGGATAACATTAATGGGCGTGAGAGCGTGATTTTACCGTCCGATAAAACTTCTACTTTTTTTGACATAAAAAACTCCTTAGTGGGTTATTGTTTAACTTCACTAAGGAGTTTACGGTTTTTAGCTATGGGTTGATTTTAAACTACTTTAAAGATTTCCTCTAGCCACCTCAATATCAAACAAGATCTGCTCAATATTCTCTTTGGCACTCATCAAATCACCAATCTTGCTTTCAAATAGATTGGCAAGCATTTCCAAATCACTCATTACATCCATCTTTTCAACATTCGCCGTGCGTTCATATTCGGCACTTTGCCAACGAAGAATACTCGGTAAAATCTGGATATGTTGTAAGCTGTCGCAAAGTTTATCTGCGTGGAGTTGCAATAAAGCTTGTGGATTAGTCATTTTCCTACTCTCCCTTTAATGCACGTTGTTTGATAATCGTGGTACGCACGGCAGATTCGGAGCGTCCGGTTTGCTTCATAATATCCGGCACTAAATAACCTTGGGCGTGTAGCTCAAGGATGTGTTGTTTTTCTTTGGCATTCAGCTTGCGACCATAGCGGACAGGCGGTGCAGTTTCTATATCACCTACCAACCTTTCCAGCAAGGCGATGTATTTATCTTTACTAATCTGAATATAGTCTGACTGTGCAGTTGGGGCAGGTAAGGCAGTTTGGCGGGCTTGCAATGCTTTTTTTCCATTTGGATAAAATAACGGCGGGCTTTTTGACCGAGCTCGGAACGCTCAAGCATGCAAAGTTCTTTTGCCATATCGAGGGTTATATGGTATTCAACTGCTGGCCTTCCGAACAAGCCTTTACTTTTCCCCAAAATTGGGGAAAAGTCCAAACCTTCTTGAAAACCGTAATTTGTAATACGATCTTTGATCCAAGTTGAAAAGTCCTTACCTATTTGTAGGCGAGTATGTAGCTCACGAGCGTTTACGAGAATTGAGGGTTGATTAGCGATTACGCCTTGAAAGGTTGTAATTGGCATATGGTATTCCTTCTGAAAGAAGCCCTATTTTGAGTAGGGTGGTCGGCGGCTCAAAACTGTACCATAAACAGCGGAGTTATTCCCTTGCGGTGTTATATTCCTCGCACCGCCGACCATTGATAAATTAAGTTGTGATTTCACCTAAGGGGCATTCTGGTAATCGAGTTACTCTGATGCTCAAAATTTAGGTAAAAAAATAGCACGAATTACGGTGTGCAGCCGTATGGTAAAATGCTTTTTGAGAGCAGTTGCAAGTCTAGCCTAAAAACCGACCGCTTGCAACTGTTTTTTTTGCAATTTATTTTCACTATGTGAAATTAACTGCCGATATTGCTACGGTATTTCTGCAAAATATCTTGCCCTGCAACATTATATTTATTGCTGTAGGCATCGTAGTACAGCACTTCTTTACCATCAATGGTTGCCTTAATACTATGTGCTTTATAAGTCATCGCATATTCTGCAGCTTCATTTTGTTTGTATTCGCCGTTGCCAATTTTACTGAAGCTGCCGTTAATGATAACAACTAACGGTACTTCAGCAGCTCTACCTGTGGCATTGAATACCCGTACATTGCCACGCACCATCAACTGTGCAGTTTTGAACGGATTCAGGGCGATAGCCATTGCTTCAGGATAGTAGCCGTCCCAGACAATTTCACCTTCAAGGGCTTCCACCCCTGACGGTAAATTGATTGTGCCGACTAAACCTAAATTTTTATGCTCAACCATCACAGGGTTAAACTCTGGCAATTTAACGCTTTTGGCTTTACCGATAAAACTCACGCCATTGAGATAGACGTTGGCATTATCAACTTGATGAATAATTGCACTCATTAATTACCTCCACGACTGGTTAAATTAATTAAGAACTCACGAGTCACTTCAGACGTATTCGTGATGCGTTCCGCTGGGATTTTTGGCGTGAACTTATATTTAATCGGCACGTTGCCTTTACTAAAGGCATCAACCAAATCCGCATCAGGATCAAGCCAGACTTCAAAACCAATAATAGAACGCAATGTACCCATATAGGTTTCAATCGTGCCTAGCAATGCATCTAGCAAAGCATCATCAATCGGCAAGTCAATAAATTGCAACTCTACACGACGAAGAGATTCATCAATTAAGTCTGCAGTACGTTGTACCACTTCAAAATTGACAATATGGGTTTCTGTTGGATAATTCGCTAAGCGGTTACCCCACAAGCGGAAGCCTGTACCATAGCTGTTAAATACCGTCGTAATACCCACTGCGTTCAAGCGGTTGGTTTCTGATTGAATATCATCAACACGAGCGGTCAGCGGAATTTCCACTCCAATCACACCTTTTAATTGACGGTTAGATGTTGAGAACCAATAGCCAAAATCAACGTCCGTTCGCATACGCAAACCTGCAGCGTGGGTCGCAAGGCTTTCAAGAGTATTACGCTCTCCCACAACGTGTGGGAAGAATAAATGTGTACGGTCACTTGAAGTCTTGAAGTTAATTTGTCCTTCTGTACCACGCCCTGCCAAGGCTTTTGCAAGGGTTGTGCCTTGTGGAGCTTGGATATAAGCAATCGCATTGAGTTGGCTTGCTAGGGTTTCTAGTGCAGTTGCCATTGTTGCTTGGGTGTCGTAGTGTGGGCAGAGTAAAATCTTGGCATCACTACCAAACAAGTTAAAGCCTGCACGCAACATTTCAAAGCCTGTACGTTTGCCTGTACCTGTATCAATCGCACCTTTAATATCTGCTTCCGTGACTTTAGTTGGGTCTGCATAGGTATAAGTCGCAGTCACATTTTCTAACATACGATGGAACTTGATTTCACCTGTCAGTAAATTGGCGGTGTAATCTTGCCCACTTGTCAGCGAACCTGAACTATGGCTAAGACTTAATTCAATCACCCCAGCGTATGCTAAGGTTGCGGTCAGGCGGTCTTTATCTAAGGTTAAATTTTCACTTGAAACCGTCGTACGGTGTTTGGCTGGGTCTAACACATTGACCACATAAACTTGCCCTGCTTGATAACGGCTAATAATATCTAAGGCATCTGGCAAGGTATAGCCACGATCTAACACATTGCCGAATTGTGCAAAATCCTTTTTGGTCATACACAATTTCAGCTCATTCACTGCACCAACAGGGGCAGTGCCGACGATACCGATAATAGCACCATCGACGGTATGAACAGGTACAGAACCGCCTTTCACTCGTTTGGTTTCTGTACCGTGATGGAATTGAGACATACTATTCTCCTATGATTTGGGTTTTAAACGGACATCAAGGGGTTGATGTTCTTGTCTAGCAATCAACGTGGTAAATTTCGGCTCTAAATCGACCGCTTGTAATCGTTGAATTTGCAATGTTTCTGTGGCTAGAACTAGTTGATAAATCCACACACCGCTTTCTTGCTCATCAAACTGTTCTTCAACTAGCCAGCTTGGCGTACAGTCCATCGGTTGAAAGCCAACTACGGAAAGTCGTAACTCATCTAAAAACTGCAAAGCACCAAAGTTGTTGTGCAAGTTGCGACTTAACACCGTAAAGACAATATGCACCTTGCGAGTTTGCGTAATCACCGACGTAGAGCGTGGCTCGCTAAATTTTGACCCTGCATAACTAATCAAGACCGCACCGTTTGGGTGTGACAGAAAATAATGGCTAGGGTCATCGGGCATTAGCTGAATATCCCAATCGGGAAACTGCGTTTTCAATCGAGTTTCAAACTCGGTCAAAATCGGCAAGGTGGCAGACATTAGTAACCTCCAGTATCTATTTGCTGTTTGGCTCGCACCGCATATTCACCTACATCAGGCAATAAATCGCCTGTTTCACTCACATCTTCTGTATTGGCTAAACCAAGATGTAACGTACCTTTAGCAATAGCATCTAGTTCTTTAATCACCTGAGCGTAGGTGTCTTTCACCGTTTCAGGCATTTTCATTTCTGCACGGCGAGCGTAGAGCCAGTGACGAGCAAGGTACAAAGCGTGCGAATTAATCATTGTTGGCACTTGAGTAAGGGGTAAGGCATAACGGCTACGCAGTGACGTATCAATACGTTCGCAAGCCGTTTGAATTGCCTGTTCCACCACAGCCATATTCACGTCCGTCGCTCTATGGTCGTCATTACTGAGTTGAACTAAGATCTGCTTACTAAAAGAGCCAATTAACTCATCAGCGGTGATGTACATTGCTAAGCCTCTTTCGTTTTAGCTGATTTTGGCTTTTCTGCTTTACAAGCGGTCAATTCTGCAGAAAGCGTTGCAATTTCGCTCTCTTTCTCAGCTAATTGAGCTTCGAGTTCTTTGATACGAGCTTCAGCTTCTTCTGCTCGTAAACCATTTTCACTGGCTAAGGCTTCCGCTTTGGTATGGGCTTCTTGAGCCTCGGCTAAAGCGGTTTGCAATGCTTGTTTTTCTGCTTGAGCTTCTTCGGCAAGAGATTTTGCTTTAGCTTCAGCTTCTGCTTGAGCCTCTTGACGAGCTTTAATCGCTTCGTCTTTTGGCTGTAAATAAAGAGAGTTTTGATGATACTCTTGCTCGGTGACTTCAATTTCATCCCCGATTTGATAATGTTTACCGTTATGGATAATGGCTGATCCAACTACAATAGCGACAATCATTTGACGTTCTCTCATATCGTTTCCTTTTCAGTATGTGTAACAATGTTTCATTTCCCCCTTTGAAAAAAGGGGGTAAGGGGGCTAGACTGCTGATTTAATTAAGAAGCCTGAACTTGGCATTAAAACGTGTTCTTTGTGAATATCAGTACAACGCACGTTATAGACTTTGCCTCCAACTTCGTCATATTTATCTACCACAAGTGAACCTTGACGGCGGAAGGTATAACCAAATGAAGGCTGATACATTGCGTGAGAGCCATCTGCACGAGCTTTCGGCACATACGCCATCACAATATCATTTGCCCAAATGGATGTCGGCTCGGCATCGAGTGTGGCACGGTAAGTAGCACGACCTACACTGACTTCTAACTCTTGACCTTCATCTTTCAACATTTCCGCAAAAAGTTGTGGTGTTAATCGCTGAATACCACGACGTTTCAAAATTTCAACAATTTTGTCGTGTTTGCGTAGTACAGCCCAAACATTAGAAGGGATCACAATTTGGTTTACTGTAACACCCGCTTGTTTACGCACTTTTTCAAACGCATCATCAAATACGCCGAAAATATCCGAGGTTGTGTCGCTGAATTGGCTTGTACCAGATAACACAATTTTGTTGTTTGAACCGTAAATTGCTTCATTGCTGACTAAGGCGTGAACACGCTTTTCGTGATTTAACATCATTTTTTCACGCACCACAGAAATCGCATATTGCTCATAAGCGAAGTCAGCTTCTTTGCCCTCACGATAGTCAATCGGGTGAGCAAGGTCGTGTTCGACTAACTCAATGGTTTTTTGAGTTACTTTGACTGGGGTAATTTTGTTACTTGCTGCGTGTAATTCACGTTCATCTTCTTCCGCAACAAAGGCTTCATTACCAAATTGTGGTAAACGAGCTCCTTCCTTCGGTACTTCTGCAACAGGCAATAATTTATCGCCGACAAAGGCGGCATTTTTGTAGCCCAACGCAAATTGGGTTAAGACAGGGTCTGTCAAGCGAGTATGTACTTTTTGTCCACTCATTTTATTTTCCTCTTGGTTATTTAATTTTGCTTACGCTACATCACCGCACTAATTGCCGTGGCGTAATCCACACTATGTTGCTTCATATACGCACGAGCTTTGAGGTCTAACTCAACACGAGCAGGGTCGTCCGTTTCAGCATAATTCACTACATTAGGCTCGGTTTCAGCGGCTTTCTCTTTCGTCGCCACTTCACCAAACTGCACAATTTGCGGTTGGGCTTCTAAGAACTTTTTGGTTAAGCTGTGAATAGATTCCCCTTCGTTAAAATTGACGACTTGACCGCTTGCCATCGTTGCCGAGCAGTTAAGCAAGGCAAGAGCAGCGTCTTTTGCAACAGGGGCAAGTTTGCCTTGAGTGACTAAGTTTTCACAAAAGGACGCATTGTCCTCCTTGGTTGCTTCCAGTTTTTCGGCGACTTTCTCTGCTTCAGCTTGAGCTTTTTCGGCTTTTAGCTGGGCATTTTCGGCTTGCATTGCTGCAATTTCTTCGGGTGTCATTGACATTTGACGTTCTCCTTTAGGTTTCTTTGGTTCATTAAAAATAGGGTTAGGCTCAGGGGCTTCATAAATGCGTTTCATATCTTCACGCACGGCATCTTCTTGAATGCTGGATACCAAATAATCAGGCAGAGCTTTATCGGCTTCTTCCTGACCGTGCTTGCCAATAATCCAATCACGCAAACGTCGCCACAGGGTTGCTTCCGTCCAGTCTGAGAAATCCACCACACCTTCTTCGCCTTCGGCAAAAACAGGGTTGCGAAGTCCTTTTACTGCAGGTGGCATTGCCCCTAAAAAACCAACGTGGCGTAAATAGAGCGAGCCTTGTTTAGGATTATTCGGACTATTGGCGAGATAGAATGAAGCAGACACTTTTTTAAACCGCCCTTTATCCACCATCTCGGCAAATTCAGGGTCAATTTGGTCAAGTTCCGCTTTGAGAATATCGCCTTCCAGTTCTAGACGTTTCACCCACGCATACGCAGGGTGGTTATGTTCAGGGTGACCAATCACCGCAGGGGCTTCGTGAAATTCCACGTTATAGCTTTCTACGGCTTGTTTTAGGTCGGCAACAGTAATAGTGACTTCTGTGCCATTGGCATCTTTACGAGTGCCAGCTTTGAAGATTTCGATTAGGTTCATAATGCCTCCGTTTCGATAAGCATTATGAAAAAAGAGAGTGTTTTCGGCTTTTAAACTAGTTTAAGGAATGCAAAAATAAAATAGACAAGTCAGAAGAGTGTAATATGTGATTTAAGGCGTTTACAGGTGTTTATAAACGCCTTGAATTTGTGTCGAGCTATCATTTATTGAAAAAAGAATAAAACGCTAAATCGGGCGTTTTAGGCGTTATTTTTGAAATTTAGCTATTGCCAATCACATTTCGTAAAAAATGTTCTGTTTTTGCCAGTAAGTAGTCTTCGTTTTTCTTGCTTACACCAAGCCAAGGGCGAGCGGGGATACCTGAACCTTTGCCACTGGCTTTATTACTGCCAAAGTGATGTAAGCGAGCATACTTGCGGTCACTTCCAAAGGTTACGCCTTCATTGGTTGCTTGAAAGCGAAGTAGATTTTTCAAATAGCCATCGTGAATTAAAATTTTATCGGCATTCTTACGTTTTTTAGCCTGATACTTTGCCGATAATGGAGTCCACTTTTCTCCATCAGGTGAAGCCTGTTCTTTCTCAAAACGGTCTTTGTGAATTGAACGTAATGTTTCACCCAACATCCCAAAGAGCTTTTTGCCCTGTTGCAAGTTTTGGGCTGTACGGTGTAAGCCCCTGAGAGCTTGGTCAGCATCGAGTTTAATATGGATCATTATTGTTCCTATTGATTAAAAAATAGTTTAGGCGTATAGTTTGGCTATCCGCAGGGGGTTTCCTACTGGAAAGGTTACGCTAGGCAACTACCGTATGATCCTGTTCGAATCAGGCAAACCTGCGGACTACTCTAAATTACCCCATAAGACTTCATAGCCTTTCAAACTTTCCCATTGACGAGCATTGCTAATTTTTGTGCCAGTTGTCACCATATTCAGTGCAATCCGTTCCTTTTTCTTCGTAACACTGTTTTTCACCTGTACTTTATAGTCCATTGAAATGATTATTTTGGCTCCATCTTCTTCATACACAAATAACAGTGCATTAAGTTTTTGAGAACTATCTAATAAAATCGCTTTCGGATTACGCAATTTTTCAGGCAACTGTTGCCAAAACTCAAGCGGTAGGTTTATCCCTTTACCTTGCTTCACATCACGCAAGGCGTGCAGAATATCGTCATCACGCACTGCAATCACTGCGGTCTGTGGAGCAAGCTCCATCGTTTCTAGTTTTTTCACTACATCACGGGGAATAACGCCAACATATTTCATCTGCCCACGAGCCATTTTATCTGCGACAACCGTATCCACCATCTCTTTCATTGAACGGTTTAATAAGGCTAACGCTGGGGCATAATTCAAGACATTACTCACCGCAGAACTGGCAAACTGCGGTGGAGCCTCAACCATTTTCTGCATTAAAATTTCATCTACCTTATGCACAGGCACAAGGCGTTTTGGGTGTTCAAAACTTGGATCGACACCTTTCGGCACTCGCACAATTCTCGGACTGCCTGAACGCTGTCCGATAACCTTTTCTTCCCACTCAATTTCAGGGGCTTGTTGCACGGTTTTATTTTGATATTTGAGATCGACATCATCTAAGGCACGCACAGTACAATGACAACCGTATGCACGGGTTGGATAATGATAGTCCCACCACGGATCATCTGCTCGTAATACTAAGCCGTCCCACACAACGTGTTGCGGTCTTGGGTGAGCTGAGTCATTATGCTCATATTCCCAATAAGGCATTACATCAGCAAGTTCACGCTGTTGCATATAACGCCCGTGGTTATAGCTGGCGTAAAGATTGGTGTCGTAAATAATACGGCTACGCCAATTTCGCCCACCGTTATATTCCCAGCTATGTTTGTCGGCAATGGCATCGAATACCTTACGAAACTCTTCTAATGTGCCACCACGATCAATCACATCATCTATCGCACGGCGAAAATCGCCGATGATTTCTTGTGTATGAGCTCCAGCAACCACAAAAGCATAGTCGTGGGCTTCGCCGTAAATATCAAGGTAGGTTGCAGTTGGGATATTTACTTTCTTACGGAAGTATTCAATTTGCTCACTAAATGGCAAGGGTTGTGCAACAATGCTCATCGCTTGGCTTCCTGTTTCACTTCATAGCGACCACGCAATGTCGCCGTGGTTAGCCCTTCGGCAAACAGTTGTGCATATTCACTAAAATCTAACTGGGGCAAAATATCATCTAAAATTTGTTGAGCTTCTTCTAGGCTCTCGGCGGTATCAAGTCTTGCTCTAACTTGAGCAATATTAGCGTTTAATGAATGCTGAGAAAGTTCACCCATTTGGCTGACAATCCGATCCATTTCTGTTTCGTGATGGTGATGTTCTGCAAAATTTACCGTCGAACTCACCGCTTGTAGCTCAATATCACCATCTTCAAAGCCATATTCACGCATAAAGTATTGCTTCGTAAACCGCACACCCATTCGGTGTAGCTTCTCATCACGCTCAACTTGCTCGGTATTTATGCTTTCTTGCTCAAAAAACTCAAATGTAGGCAACTGCTCGACATTGAAGTTATAGTGACAAATCCATTGCAACAAGGTGTTGAAAGTGGCTTCAAGCATTGCCTTGTCATCGTTACGAATATCTTCAATCACTTCAAGCCCTGCGGTAGCCGATGCACGATTACTTTCTTGCTCTGTCGTTTGGTTTTGCCCCAATAACGCAATATTGATTTCACCTTTACAGAACGCTAAGAACTTCTCGTAACTGTCGCTAGAAGCCCCTTTACCTGCGGACTCCACAATTTCCACACTGGCATCATCAGGGATAACTGCAATGGCTGTTCCTATCATTGCTTCTAGGCTATCAGCCAAACGATCTTTTTCAGGCTCTGATGTCGTGCGAGGGTGTTTACCGATAAGCCACGGCGAGCCGTATTTTTCGGTAAACTCTAACCAATATTTAAAACCGCCTTTCTTAAAGGTTGCCGCCCAAAAGCACAGCGATAAATCGCCTAAGCCGTATGGGTTGTCTTGGGTCGCTTCTTGCGTAGTTAAAAGGAATTTATGCTCAGGCAGTAACTCCCCATCAATCCAATGCTCCTTGGTACGAAAGCGAAGCTGATTGTCTTCATCAAACACAAACCATTCGGGCTTTTTACCGATAATTTCAGTTGGCACAATCAAACCATCACGCTCCGCCCAAATCACTTCAGAAACTTGATAACCAAACAGCGAAGCGTTTAGCATTTCGGTGATGATGTTATTTAATGGCAAGCGGTTAAATACTTGATAAAGTTGCTCATCAACTTTTTCATTATTCGTGGTCGTAATTCGCCACTCTAAGCCTTTAATTGCCGCCTTTCTGCGACGGACACCTGAACGAACTTGCCCATCCGATAGTAATTCACGATAAACAGCAATGTCTTTTCCCATTTTTTTGAGAATAGGATCAGGGTTCGGCAGATGATACCCCGTTGCCCAATGGTCAAAACTTCTTGCACGAGTGGCAATTTCGCTGATTAAGTCTTTTTTATTTTTCATATCCTAATAACCTTCAGAAAGTTGCTGGCTACGACGTGGTTTGCGTGCTAGTGGTGCAACAGGTTGCTTCACATCAGATGCCGCATACAATGCTAAGAAACAAGCCCAAGTTCTATCTGCGTGACCTTGACTATCTCGTTCTGCAACAAAGCGTGGCTGACCATTTGCTCCAGTCACCTTTTTGAGCTTATGCAAATCTTCTCGTAATACTTTATCTCCCTGCGGAATGCGTAGTCGTTTATCTTCAAATACTTCTTTTCCAAGGGTAGCAAGCATCATTTTATTCGTTTGGGTGAAAATAACCCCTTCAACTCGGTATTCACCGAAACGGCGTTTAGCATCTTCTACGGGTTTCTCTCCTAAGCCTGTTTGGTCAATACAACAACGCAATACACGGTATTCTGCAAATACTCGGTCAAGCTCAGCATCTTGTGTTGCAAAACTCGCTCGTTTTAAAGCGGTGATTTCTCTTGTCCAGAATACATCACCTACTAGTTCAATAACCCAAATAATAAATAGGTCATTTCGCACCCCAATATCAACGCCGACAAAACACGGGTTACCTGTATAGTGGAACGGTATTCCTGCGTGTGAATGCTCAACACCATCAATCAAATCATAAGAAAGCCAACTACTTGCTTCATCTAACCATTTCAACTCAAACTCTTGAGCCCACGCATCTTCATCATTTAAGCCCACTCTTAACTGTTCTACATTACGTGGTAAGCCATCTGCAACAGCCTGATAAATATCAACCGAGTGGCGTGACCATTCACTATTATTTAAGTCAGTCATCAATTCGTAGAACTTGTTACCTTTACCATTTGGGGTAGATACAACTCGCAATTTCCAACCAGCAGAAATTACAGGGAATAGGGCTTTCCAAATTTCACGGCTATCTTGGTGGAATGCAAACTCATCTAAGAACACATTTGCTGAGAAACCACGAGCCGTGTCAGGATTGGCTGGTAATGCAGTGATTTTTGAACCGTTAGGGAAGATCACTTCTAAGGCATTAATCGTAGTGTCTTCTTTAAAAGGCACTTCTAATACTTCGCAAACAATCCCCATTGCTTCAAGATGGCGTTTTACCCCTTCATTCATTGCTTCTTTCGCTTGGCGTTCTCCACGAGAAAGGATCACCCAGCGAGTACGTTCGCCGTTGGCTTCTGCTTCTAAGCAATCCAGTACAATTTCAAGGGTAGTGGTAAATGTTTTACCTGTTTGACGAGCAAACATTGCTACTTTGAAACGGCTTTTATCGTTTAACCATCGCTTTTGATAGTCATAGAGAACGGTGTTATTCAATGCCATAAACTGCTTTTACCATTTTTGTCACATCTTCAAGGGATAGTCCTGCCTGTGTACCACTTTCTTCTACGGCTTTAGCTGCTTGTTCAATCACTTCCTTGCGGATTTTACGTTCACGCTCATAGCTCAAACTTTCCGCCTGTTCCAAACGTTGTAATGCTGACGATAACAATGCTAAATCTTTCGGCTCAATACCACCTTCTTGTTCACCCAATCTAATGGACGTTTCAAAGGCAATATTCTTCACCATTTCCATCACGATTTTCCCAATGTCAGACTGCGGAGCTTCACCAAATTGTTTCGTCCAAATTTCTGCCACTTCTCGTGCATTACGGATTTTACTTGCCATTTTTTCCATACGGTTGGCATAGCGATTTAGCCCTGTTTTACTTAAACAATAGCTTTCATCAAGCCCACAATCACGAATCAGATCGTTAATTTCTTCTAGAATTTGCGTTTGTGAATATTGCTTGTCACGCAACATCATTGCCAGTTGGCTTTTGATGTTCGGCGGTAATAAATCAACTTTACTCGCACGCCCACGGGTCGTTTTCTCATTCATTTAAACGCTCCTTAAATATCCTTTAAAAACCGTTTAAACCTTAGGTCTTGGGCGTTTTACCCCTTCAACCGTCACTCGACCTTGAGCGACATCTAACCCACGTTGTGTAATGCTGGCAACCATATAGCCATCTTTTAAACGCTCAAGCTGAATAAGCCCTTGTTCTTCTAACCAAACAAGGTGATTACGCACAAGATCACGGCTAATATCGTGACCATATAAATCAAGGCAATCACTTAAAATAGACTCATTGGCATCATAGCCAGCCTCGGCAAGAGAACGTAAAATGACTAAGCGTTGATCTTTAATTAAAATTGTCTGCATACATCATTCCTTTAATACTTTAGCTTCAAGTAATAAGCCGACTTGGTGATTTATTGAAGTCATTTTTGCATTAGCCGTTTGCGTTTCCCCTCGCACTTCCGTCATTAGAATTTCCAACCTTGCAACATCTTGAGCGGTGGGTAAGTTATCCACTTTTGTTTCAAGCTGAGTTAGACGACGGTCATAGTGTTCAACATTTTCAGCAAGGGTATTCACATCGGATTTTTTGGCATACTTACTATCCATTTTTAGCCAAAATCCAGCCCCCACTAAACCAATCACAGTAGAAATCAAGGCGAAATGTTGGCGTAAGAAATCCAAAATCTCTGTCATTTAGACTGCTCCTTACAGACTTCTTCATAGGTCAGATTGTGTGCTAGTACTTGGCGTTTCGTTTCCGTCGTGTCCTGACGGCTTGGGTAAATCAGCCCGAATGCTGTGCAACCTGTCGTCGTCACGGAAGTAGTTGTGTGCGTGCAACTGCTCATCAACGGTATCAGGGCTAACACGCTGAACATTTTCACGATGCGTTTGTTGAATTTTTGCATTTTGTACCTCTGCATTTTTTTGCTGAATTTCGACCGCTTGTTGTTGGTTTTCTGCTTGTAGCTTCCGATTACGTTCTGCCAAGCGTTCTGCTTTGAGCCAAAGCCAAAACAAAACACAGGCAGCAAGAAATAACACTACGGTCACAATTTTTACTGTCATCATTCAAATTCTCCTTGTCGCTTGCTACTCAAGGCATTCGCAAACCCTTTCGTTGCCACTTGACCACCACAGAACACTGCAAAGGTCATAAATAATTCAGGCACATAACTGCGATCTAAATAGACACAATAAGCCAAAATCGCTGACATCAATAACGCCCCGAAAAACTGGATAAATCCTGTGGTCGAAAGGCGACCGTCCGAATTAGTAAAGAGTTCTGCAAATTTAGCCATTACCAATACCACCCACGTTCTAATAAAATCACTTCAGCGGTAGTGTAACGACCGCCATTTTTTGCACGACTGCGTTTAGCGTTGTTGCTGAGTTTTTTCATTATTTATCCCCTACATCATCAGCGATATGACGCAGATTGCCTGCCATACGGCGAATCCAGCCCTTGCCGAAGTGTTGGAAACCACTGAGCTTGGTATAGAACTCAAGGCGTTCTGCATTGAAAAGGGTAACGACTTCTACGGTGGAACGCTTACGCATTGCCGCAAGGGTAATCTCACCAATAATGCCATCATCAACGACACCCACAGCACGTTGTAGCATACGACTGGCATTACCCGAGCCGTGATTGACACAGGCATCAAAAAACTGAAAGGCAAGCTCAGGGGGAAATTCATTGCAACGATAGCGTTGCCAAAAGGCTTTTAAATAGATTTGTTTGGCATCATCACGAGTCATTGTAAACATTGACCCTGTATAGCCATTTGCACGAGCCGTATGAATGGTGATACCGAATTTGGTTTCACCGCCTGCATCTCGTGGGTCATTTACATAGCCACCTTCGTGTTGAATAACACGATCAAAGGCTTTGTTAAAATCAGAAAGGGTTGCGGTTTGGGACATAAAAAACTCCGTTGTAAAGGTTTAACTTCACAACGGAGTTTATAAAAAAGGGAGATAAATGGATTTTAAACTGGTTTAAGGATTATTTAGTCGGTTTGTGTAAAACAGCCTTAATGACGACAACATCATAAATTGTGCCATTGGCAACTTTCTGTTTAGCGTTAATATCTAGCTCAACAGGTCGTTTTGCAAATGTTGCTGTTTCAATAGCTTTTTTGTATTGACTTTGGAAGGTGTTATCTTGCACTTCTGCAATCAATTCCTGACCACTTACTTCATTACGGATACTAACTTTGAAACCTGTATCTAATTCTGTATTTACATTTAAAATACGATACATTCCATCAAGGCGGATTTCTTCAAATTCACGTGCAGGCGACAGACGTTGTTTTTTCGCCAACTCTTTTGCTTGTTCGCCAGTGACTTCAACGCCTTGGATATTGATTTTTTCCGCATCACTGGCTTGTTTAAAGAATTCTCGCTTAGTTTCTTTCGCTTCAATCGCAATTTCTTCCAGCTCAGGTTTTTGTTCGACCAGTTGGCGAATAAGTTCACGGTTTTCTTTTTGATGCTCAGCCAAAACGTCTAATGTTTTTTCATTAAGTTCTACTAGTTTTGCTGTCGTATCTGACTGAGCCTGAGCGTCTCGCTCTGCTTGTTTATCGTCGAGAAACATTTTATAAGCATCTGTACCAAAATAACACAGAAGCCCAAACAACAATGTGATCATCAAATGCTTACTAGTCATCTTTGAAATCAACCCTGTTAAAACATTTCCCCAATCAATGTTTTCTCCATCAAACTTAGACGAACCTTGACTAACTTTAATAATGAGTTCTAAGTCTTTCTTTTCATCATCACTTAAACGATGACGGCTATCTGCATACACTGCCAAAGCATAGGTTTTATATAACCCGTCTTGCAGTTTTAAGAAAGCCTTCATAATTGAAGGCGTAATTGTGGACTGATATTTTTCGCCTGTCAATTTTACTTGAACTTTTGGCCACCCTTCAAATTGCACGTGTAACTTAGACACATCATTGCCAAGTTCCGTTTCATAGATTTGGCGCAAAAAATCATAAGCATCTTGTTCATTACGAATAATGATATTTTGTAATTCTGATTGTTGTTCTGTCATTTCATTCCCTCTGGCTAATTTATCCATTCTTTTTCTTCTTCCCACCGTACAAACTCTCATAGGGTATGCTGTCTCTCCCTACTCTATCTACTAAATACACACTTCTCACCTGTTTTATTAGTAAATGGATTTGTTTGAAGCAATCTAGCTGTTTCAGTACCTTGGCAACCAAATTTTTTCCAAGCATTTGTACAAAGTTTTTTATCTTCATTTGCTTTCATTAAGCCATTGAAATAGCTTTCGTTGTATTTGCTATTTTTATCTGACGGATCTTCGCCTAGCACGTTTGCTACTTTTCCTGCAGTATCAAGACGCATATTTAACTCTGGGCAGTTTCCTGAAGCCTGTAAGGCATAACCAAAATTTTCTGCTAATTTGTGGTTTGCTTTCTCATCGGCAAATGCAAATGAAGCAACAAAAGCCATAGTTAAAACAAGTAATTTTTTCATTTTGATTTCCTTCCTTTATATTAAAGATCATTTACGCAGCCTGACGAGCCGCAAGTGCCGCCGTCGCCGCCAAAGCACTTGCGGCTTCTTCGATGGCGGCTTTACCCTGCTCGTTGCTTTCTCGGTAGTCTTCAAGTAGGGTTTGTTCTTTTTGGGTGAGCGTGCTTTCAGGTGTGCCACCAATAAACATCTCGCCCTGTCCTGTTAAGAGCCAGTTTATGTTTACATACAATTGTAGGTAAATTGTCGTAAGCACTTCCATTCCAGGTTCTCTTGTCCCATTCAAATAGCTCTGACAGGTGCTATATGGTATCCCTGTAAGGTCTGAAAATGCTCTGATTTTTAGATTTTTTGCTTTTAATACTGCCTTTAATCTCTCTGAAAAGCTCATTTTTTGTTCTCTTAAAATAAAAATAAATGCAATTGTGTAAATTTATTCTTGCTTAATAACTACAATTGTAGTAATTTTGCCACATCAACAACAAACGAACCATAAACAAACAGAAAGAGGAGCTATTTATGTTTAGTCGGTTATTGATTTATTTTTTGAAAAAACCTGCCGTGCAAGAAACGTTGGTAGATATTGTTATGGGTTACCGTAGAGCTCGTCCCACGCCTTTAATTGACGAGAGAAACGAGCAACCACCTGCTCGTATGTCATCGGCTTTGTCAGATGAAATACATCGAGATGCGTCGGCTCATTCAGGTACATCGAAGCCTGTTTGCACAGGTAGTCCTTCATATCCAGTCTGGCGTCGTTATTCTCGATGCCGTCAATAAGGCAACAAAGCAGATATTCGTAGAGATTATTTTCCACTTGGAGCGTTTCGACTTTGGCTTCGAGCATTGCTAAACGAGCTTCAAATGATTGATTAGCGGCATTCATTATTTACCCCATATTTCATTTTAATGTTTGCCATATTTTACCACAACCACACAAGGAGAAGAAATGAACAATAAAGATTTTCAACCCTTGCCTTATCCGCAAACGCCTGAAACGGCGCGTGCTTATTTTAATTTACACGGCATTAACCGTAGCGAATGGGCAAGATACTTTGGCATTGACCAGCAGGCGATTTCCGACCATTTGCGAGGGCGACTGAAAGGCTCTTGGGGGAAATCGCACGAAGTGGCGGTGTTGTTAGGGTTAAAGCCTAACCCTGAACAGAAAGCGGCGGCTTAACGCAAGGTGGCGACCTACGCATTTGCCCTTTAACAATTTGGTAGATCCTAAAGCGAGCTTGGCACGAGAGTGCCTAGGGCGGTTGCCCTAGGTTACGCATAAGTCAGCCCCGTTGGGGCTGGGAATGAGGTTTAAAAAAATAAGCGGAATTTGACCGCTTGTAAGGAGTAGAAAATGAATGAGCAAGATTTAATTGCATTATTAAAAAAGCCACTGGTTAGAGCGGCTTTGAGAGACATTATTTGGGGTACTCGTTCGGCGAATACACCGACCAAAAAAAGTAGCCTTCAAATTCACGAAGCACTTGTAGAAAAGCTTCGCCACGATAGTCATCTTTTTCAAGATGTGTTGGATGATTGGCGTGAAAATCCGTCAAGCTTTTCACCGCTTCATAAATATTCCTACGCTTATCATCGGGCAGCATTGTGCTTATATGCTCAATTAAATGAACACAAGCTTGGTGGCGACCATTAAGTCTTTCGATGTGTTGTTCAAGTTGGGCGATTTGAGCTTCTAAATCAGCGAGCCGTTTAATTGGCAATTTAATTACAGTCATAGGGTGCGTCCTTTTTAGGTGAGAGTTTAAAGGATAGCACAAGGGAGAGAAAACAATGAAAAGAATGTTAGAAAAACTCTGTCTTTGGTATTTGAAAAAATACTGGAACAGCAAAGCTTATAAAGCCGAACAGGCAAAACAACAAGCCAAACAAACAGAAAAACAACCGCACTTTTTAACAGTAGGAGGAGTGAAATGAGCCGAGAAAAACCGAATACCACGCAGCGTGCATTGCGGATTTTGAAAGTACTGAAAGGTCGTGTGCTAACAGGAATGACGAACAAAGAATTGAGTAAAGCCATTAATGATACCCCGACAAATGTTACTCGTGCATTGACATTGCTTGAAGATGAAGGTTTTGTGCAACGTTTAGATACGGGGGCTTATGCTTTGAGCGTGCAATGTTTACAAATTGCCGTTACCTACCACCGAGAGTTACAAAAACAGCGTGAACATATTGATTTAATTGACCAACGTGTACAAGCAGGCAGTTGGTAAGGAGAAATAGATGAGTAGTGAACATATTTTTAGTGAACAAGCTGTGGCAGAAATGCAAAAGGTACAAAATTCGACCGCACTTGCGGCAAAAGCGATGACGCAGGATTTGGCAGAAGCCTATGAAGTTATGGGAACGCTAAAAGCCTTTAATTTTGTGCAAAAACTTCTGACGGTCGGAAGTTTGAAAAAGCTGCAAGAAATCAAAGAAAGCAAGAAATACAAAGGCGTGAGCGTGGTTACAGATGACGGAAACCTTCTGACGGTCGGAAATTTTGCAGATTTTTGTAAAGCCTGCGGATTAAGCGATAAAAAAGTTTATGAAGATTTGCAAAATCTAAATGCTTTCGGTGATGAGTTTATGGAAACCAGCCAACGCCTTGGTTTAGGCTACCGTGAAATGCGTAAACTTCGCCAGTTGCCGGAAGATGCCCGAGCAGAAATTGTGGAAGCGGATTATTCGGAAGCCACCGATAAGGAAGAGTTGATTGAGAAAATCGAAGACTTAACCGCCAAACACGCCAAAGAAAAAGCGGAGCTAGAGGCGAAGCTAAAACGTAAATCAGACGATTATGATGCTCAGGCAAAAGTACTTGCCAATAAGAATGCCCAGATTGATCGCTTAGACACCGAGCTTGCCAAGAAAACCAAAGCGATTGAAACCCAAACCCCTGACCAGCGTGGTGGGCAGTTGCGAGAAGAAACGACACAGATTAGCTATAAAGCCGAAGCCATTTTGCGTGGGCAAGTATGGCAAGCCTTTGAAGCCTTAGCAAAACATAGCGAAGAAACCAGCATTGACCACCGTCAATTTATGAGCGGTGTGTTGGCGGAATATCAGTTGATATTGAGTGAGCTTCAGCAACATTTCCAGCTCGATGATAGCCCAAGCGGTTCAGATTTGCCTGAATGGGCAAGAGATGATACGGAGTAAGGACAATGCAATGGCAATACTACCGAGCGTTCTCGCCCAATATGCCGAGCGTGTGGAGAAAGCAGGCTTTGGCGAGAAGGAGAAAATTATTGAAGAAGGTTGCAACAAAACGGGGTTAAGCCGAGCGACTTTCTTAAGGCAAATTAAACCTTACCGCCCTGCGAGTGGTCGCAAAGTGCGGTCGGATAAGGGGAAGCACCAAATGGATAAAGCAGAACTTGAAGTGATTAGTGCCACTTGGTTACAGCTTCGGCGTAAAAACGGCAAAACAATGGCAACGCTGGAACGCGTGTTAGATATTTTACGAGCTAACCATAAAGTAAAAGCGGAGTTCTTGGATAGTCAAACAGGGGAAATTCGCCCTTATTCCGCCACCAGTGTGGAGCGTGCATTACGCAACGCCAATATGCATCCCGACCAGTTATTACGCCCTACACCTGTGGTGCAGTTGCAAAGCCGTCACCCGAACCACGTTTGGCAAATCGACCCGTCTTTATGTGTGCTGTATTACTTAAAGGAAACAGGCAAAGGCAATGGGCTGTGTATTATGGAACAAGAACAGTTCTATAAGAATAAACCTGCCAATGTGGCTAAAGTCGAACCGCAACGGGTTTGGCGATATGTGATTACTGACCACGCAAGCGGTGTGATTTATGTGGAATATGTCTATGGTGGCGAAACGGCGGAAAACATTAGTGAAACCTTTATTAACGCCATTCAGAAAAAAGACAGTCCTGCAGAGCCGTTTTTTGGTGTGCCGAAGATCTTAATGTTTGACCGAGGCAGTGCTAACACTTCACAGATGTTCACCCATCTATTGCACCAGCTTGATGTGAAGGTGGAAATTCCTAAAGCCCACAACGCCCGAGCAAAAGGACAAGTGGAGAAAGGCAACGACATCGTGGAACGGCAATTTGAGAGTGGTTTACGCTTTATGAATGTCAGTGGACTGGCGGAGCTTAACCAACTGGCTCACCGTTGGATGCGATATTTTAACGGCAAAGCCATTCATTCACGCCATAAACGGACACGCTATCAGATGTGGCAGTTTATCCGCCCTGAACAGTTAGTGATACCGCCAAGCCGTGAGATTTGCCAAGAGTTGATGATTACCGCTCTGGCTGAACGTGTAGTCAGCGATAAGTTGGAAATCAGCTTTGAAAATCGCCGTTACGATGTGCGAGATGTACCTGATGCCAGAGTGGGTGAGAAAGTGCTGGTAGGTAAAAATCCTTACCGCCCTGAATGTGTGCAGGTGCAGTGCTTTGAGCAGGTATTTAATGCCGAAGGTAAGGCGGAAATGAAACCTTACTGGGTGGTGCTTGAGCCTGTGGAAGTCAATGAGCTGGGCTTCCGTGTCGATGCGGCAGTGATTGGCGAGGAGTACAAAGCTCACCGTAAAACCGAGTTTGAAACCAACAAGGAAAAAGCGGAGCAACTTGCCTACGGGGTGGACAACGAAGAGGATTTGAAACGGGCGAAAAAGGCAAATAAACCGTTATTTAATGGCGAAATTGACCCTTATCAGCATATCAAAGAAACGGAGTTGAACTGGTTTATCCCGAAAAAAGGACAAGAACACGAGCTGACGACCAATGCTCGCCGAGTTGAGCAGAAGCCTGTTTGTCTTGTGGAGTGTGCTAAAGCACTAAAAGGTAAGTTCCCTGAATGGAGTGGTAAACATTATAAACATTTGGCGAAGCACTTCCCTGATGGTGTTCCTGTGGAGCTGTTAGAGCTGTGGTTACAAGGTGTGGAATTACCTGAGATTTTAAACCCTGAAACCAAAGTGTTACAGCTTAAAGTGGCTTAATTTTGATGAACGGAGATTGAAGATGTGTTGAAACTAAAACAGATGTTGATTGATAAAGGTGTGAGCTTTCGGCAATTTGCTCAATCAGTAAAGATTTCTCCCACTGCCTTTTCATTACTGATTAATCAACATCAAAAACCCAAAAATTGGGAGAAAGTAGAAGAGAATTTAATAGCTGCTTTGCAAGAATTTGGCATAAACCAACCGCTTGCAACGCTATTAGAAAAGGAAGCGACAGGGGAAAGTTTGGCGACCGAGCCTGCCGCTTCCGTCCCTAAAACCAAACAAGAAATTAAGGACGACATTATGTTACTCGCAAAACAGGCTCTATTTCCAGCCACGAAGAAACATTTTGGGCTATTTCGTGATCCATTTGCAGAAGATATACGCAGTGCGGAAGATGTTTTTACTTCCGCTGATGTGCGTTATGTACGAGAAGCCCTATTCCAAACTGCTAAACACGGTGGTTTTATGGCGGTGGTCGGCGAAAGCGGTGCCGGTAAATCTACGCTACGCCGTGATTTGCTTGACCGAATTAACCAAGAAAACGCTCCGATTATTGCGATTGAGCCGTATATCATCGCAATGGAAGACAATGATCTTAAAGGTAAAACCTTGAAGGCTTCCCATATTGCCGAGGCAATTATTACCACCCTTGCACCGCTGGAAAGCGTGAAACGTTCACCTGAAGCACGCTTTCGCCAGTTGCATCGAGTGCTAAAAGAAAGTAGTCGGAGCGGTTACAGTCACGTTCTGATTATTGAAGAAGCCCACAGTTTACCTGTACCCACGTTGAAACATTTAAAACGCTTTTTTGAGTTGGAAGACGGTTTCAAAAAACTGCTTTCTATTGTGTTGGTCGGTCAGCCTGAACTGAAGCTGAAACTGTCCGAACGCAATACCGAAGTGCGTGAGGTGGTGCAACGTTGCGAGATTGTTGAGCTTGCACCACTTGATGCGGAATTGGAACGCTTTGTGGAGCATAAATTAGAACGTGTGGGCAAAAAGGTGAGCGATATTTTTGAAGAAGATGCATTCTTAGCGGTTCGACAACGCTTAACCAGTACTAACCGCAACAAAACCACGACCAGTTTGCTCTATCCGTTAGCGGTAGGGAATTTGCTGACAGCGGCGATGAATTTGGCGGAGAGTTTGGGTATTCCAAAAGTAAACGGACGGGTGGTGATGAATGTGTAAATTGGCAAAATATTTATGTTTTTTACCTAGTTGTTTGCTGTTGGTAGGCTGTGATTTACCCGATAACGGCTTAGAGCACAATTATTATTACAGTGAAATCTGCGTGGATGGAGTGATTTATTTACGCTCGCCGAACGGCAATTTAACCCCGAAGATCAATGCAGATTTTTATCCTTATCAATGCCCCAAAGAGGAACAGAACAATGGCTAAACGAGTAACAAGAGTAAAAAGTGATGTGCAAGAAATTGCATTACAAACCGCTGATGATGTGGCATTGGCGATTAAACGTATCGGTGATTTAGAACGTGAGCAGGTGCGACTTTCCACCCTGCAAGCGGACGAGAAAGCCGCCGTTGATGAGAAATATACGGCACAAATTCACGCTTTAAAAGAGCAGGTAAAACCATTGCAACAGGCAGTGCAGGCTTATTGTGAAAGTCGCCGTGATGAATTAACCAATGGTGGTAAACAGAAAACGGCTTACTTTACCACAGGCGAGGTGCAGTGGCGTGCGAAACCGCCTGCGGTGGTGGCAAAAGGTATTGATAACATTTTGGAAAGCCTCAAAAATCTTGGGCTGTTCCGCTTTATCCGCACCAAAGAAGAACTCAACAAAGAAGCGATGCTTGCCGAGCCTGATGTAGCACGTTCGATTTCGGGTGTGACTATTCGGGAAGGCGTGGAAGAGTTTGTCATTAAGCCGAATGATGAGGAGGTGCGGAAATGACTCCAGCAAGACAGCAAGAGTTACGTTCGCTCTATCAGGAAAAAGCGGAGGCGGCTGCCAAAATTGAGCAGCTTGGCAATTATGCTCAAGCGGCAAATTTATGGAATTTGGCAGGCAAATACGCTTTAACAGATAAGCAGAAAGAATGGTGTCACAACCGTGCGGATTATTGTAAGAATTGGCAAGGCAAACGGGAGCGAAGAAAATGATGGAACTCGCTGATTTACTTAAACTGCAAATTCACGAGGCGATTGTTCAGCTACAACAAGCAGAAAAAGCCTTACATAAACAGGAAATGACCCACGCTTCTATTTATGTTGAGAATGCGAAGGGGATTTTGGTGAAGTTAGGGGGTAAAATTCGATGAGTAAATTTACTTGTGAATGGTTTCCTGCTCCCAAACATTTGTTAGAAGCAATGCCACCCAGAAGGATGAAAGCATTACCTGAACCACAAATCAGCGATGAACAAATGGCAAAAAATTCAGCAAGATTGAGTGAACTACTCAAGCAATTAAGAGGAGGACGTTATGCGAAATAAGCTGTTGCAGTTAGTGCATATTGGTAAAAATCAGTTGGGAATGGACGATGAAACTTATCGAAGCCTACTTTCTCAACAATTCTACCAAAATTCTGCAAAAAATATAAGCTATTCAGAGCTTG